AATTAGAAGCATTATTTGATGCTGTAATCATTAAACCTATTGAAGAAGAAGAACAAACCTATGGTAGTATAGTAGTTCCTGATTTAGGTAAAGACAAAAACATGAAGGGTGATGTAATAGCAGTAGGTCCTGGAAAAATGACTGTAACTGGAAACTTTATTGAAACTATCATATCCAAAGGTGATGTAGTTATTCTACCAACTATGGGAGCAACAAAAGTTGAACATAAAGGGGAAGAATATTATGTTATACCCGAAAATCAAATATTAGCAAAATTAAAAAAATAAATAAATAATGGACAACAGAAAAGAAATCAAATTCGGCTCCGAAGGAAGACAACAATTAATGGATGGAATCAATATCCTAGCAGATGCCGTTGTTGGTACTTTAGGCCCTAATGGTAGAAATGTATTAATTGATAACTACCCAGAAGCACCAACATCAACTAAAGATGGAGTAACAGTAGCTAAAAATGTAGAAGTAGATGGTAAAATTCAAAATCTAGGAGCTCAAGTAATTAAAGCAGCTGCTACTAAAACCGCTGATAAAGCAGGTGATGGGACAACTACCTCAACACTATTAGCTAGAGAGATTGTAAAGGAAGGATTATCCCACCTAAACAATAACGCTAATGTAACTGAAGTAAAGAGAGGAATTGATGCTGCTGTTAAGCAAGTAATCAAATCTTTAAGAGATAATATCTCAGAAGATATTTCATCTGAAGAACAACTAGAACAAGTAGCCACAATTTCAGCAAATAACGATGTTGAGGTTGGAAAATTAATTGCTACAGCTATTGATAAGGTAGGTAGAGATGGTGTAGTTCATATTGAAGAAAGTAAATCAGGTGAAACATATCTTGAAACTGTAGAAGGTATGCAATTTGATAGGGGGTATAAATCCCATTTCTTCGTTACTGATAATAACACAATGTCTTGTACCTTAGATGATGTTTATGTTTTAATTGCAGATCATAAATTCACACAAGTAAAAGAATTACTACCAATTTTGGAAGGTGTTTCATCAACTAATAAATCACTATTAATTATTGCTGAAGATATTGAGAATGAAGCATTAGCTACATTGATCGTAAATAAAGCAAGAGGTACTCTGAAAGTAGCAGCTGTAAAAGCACCTGATTTTGGGGATAGAAGAAAACTTATCCTAGAAGATATTGCTACTCTAACAGGTGGTATTGTATTTGATAAAGATAAAGGAATGAAACTTGACAAATTCAGTTGGGATTGGTTTGGACAAGCAAGAGCTGTAACAATCAACAAAGAACAAACCACAATAGTAGATGGTAAGGGTGATGAAGAGGCTATTAATACACGAGTTGAAAACCTACAATCACAGATTGAAAAATCAACAACTCCATTTGAAACTGAACAATTACAAAACCGTTTAGCAAAGATGGTGGGAGGTGTTTCAATAATTCATGTAGGTGGTTATAATGAAACCGAAATGGGTGAGAAAAAAGATAGAGTAGATGATGCGTTACATGCGACTAAAGCTGCATTGGGTGAGGGTATTGTGCCTGGTGGAGGTGCTGCGTTATTATACGCTAGAGAAGCCATTACTTATGATAAATCCGATGAAGACGGTATCAACTTAGGTAAACAAATTGTTTTTAAAGCTTGTGGTAAACCATTTGAACAAATTCTAATTAACGCAGGTTATAGCCCAGCAGATGCTCAGATGATTGGTAAATACAAACTTGTAGAATCAGGTAACAATACTTGGGCAGGATATAACATCAAAACCAGAGAGATTGTTGACATGAAAGAAGCAGGAATTATTGATCCATCTAAAGTAACAAGAACCGCTCTAGAAAATGCAGCATCAGCAGCAGGTACACTACTTCTAACAGAATGTGTAATAGTTCAACACCCAGATTCTGATTCACAACCTCAAGGAGGTATGCCCGGAATGTTTTAAAGAATAAATAATAATAGAGGGGAGATAGTAAATATCTCCCTTTTAATTTAAAAAATATGCAAACAGAAAGAGTAGAACATAATGAATTAATAGCTACAAGATGTGCTCCTGGTGATCGTTGGAAATTAATTTCAGACGGACCTGAAGGGAAAATTTATCCTTCATTAACAGAAGCTTTAGAAGGTTTTTTTATGAAGACAAAATTTAAAGGTTCATATAAGTTAGACCCTTTAGATAGTAAACTTTATATTATAGAAGAGCATGAGTATGAAGTGCCTAAAGAAGAACCAACCACTTATAGTTTTTATGGTGAACTAAAACAAGGTATTTAATATTTGGAAACCATAAATAAATTTCGTATATTCAAATAAATAAAAAGTTATGACAAACAATCACAGTCTTTTAGTAGAGAAGTTTAGACCACAAACATTAGACACATTTGTGGGGAGTGAAAGTATAAAGAAAACAATACAACAGTACCTTAACCAGAATGATATTCAAAACTTCATATTTCAAGGTCCTGCGGGTTGTGGGAAAACCACACTAGCTAAAATTATAGTTAAAAATATAGATTGTGACTACATTTATATAAATTCCAGTGATGAGAGAGGTATAGAAACTATTAGAGATAAAGTATCAGGATTTGCAAGTTCAGCTAGTTTTAAATCAATTAAAGTGGTTATTTTAGATGAAGCCGATTTTCTAACTATCCAAGCACAAGCATCACTTCGTAATATAATTGAAACATTTTCACGTACTACAAGGTTTATAATGACTTGTAATTATGTAGAACGTATTATTGATCCCCTACAATCAAGATGTCAAGTTTTGAAAGTAGTACCACCATCAAAAAAAGATGTAGCTAAACATTTAGCTTGGGTTTTAGGAGAAGAAGGAATTGAATTTGAATTAGAAGATCTAGTTACTATAGTAAACCAACATTACCCTGACTTGAGGAAATGTTTAAATACTATCCAACTTTCAACACATAAAGGAAAATTAGAAATTGATAAAGAAGTTTTAGTAGACTCCAACTATACAAATCAAATATTGATTGAGTTGAAAAAACCAAAACCAAATTGGAAAGAAATTAGACAAATTATAGCCAATTCAGGACAATCAAGTTTTGAAGAATTATTTAAATTTTTATTTGAAAATTCATCTCTATTCATCCCTGGGAATGAAGGTATGGCTGCTGTTTATATAAATGAACACCAATATCAAGCACAACTTTCTTTAGATAAAGAAATTAATATAATGTCACTAATATCACGTTTAATAGAACTAAAATAAAAAAACACAAATGGAAGAAAACAGAAAAAAACAAACAGAAAAATTTGCAATTAAAGGACTAAAGTATTGTATATTTGCTCTACTAATATTAACACTAATAATATCAATTAGTTCCTGTAAAAAAGAAACTACTTGTAATTGCGGAATCGTACAAGATGATGCTATTGAATACGATGCATCTGGTAACACATACTACACATTAACAATAAAGAGCGATTGCTCAGGTAATAATAAGAAAGTATATGTAGATTACTCTTCTTGGTTAAATACACCAGTAGGTGCCAACACATGCATAAATGGGGTTGGCGATTGGGCACCAAAAAACCCAAACACTGAAGTAAAACAAATAGTTAATAAACAATTATAATATTTTAAAAAATAAAAATAAAAACATGGAACAACAACAAATGCAAGGTCCAAACATTGACCTAAAAACAACAACATCAATAGAAACACCTGAGGGTGGGGTAATCTTCCAACAAGGGGTACTTTTACGTAAAGTATCTAAATTCGTAGTGGGAGCTGAAGAAGATGCAGTAATGCCAATTCCAGTATTTTTTGACCCAATATCAGGGAAGATTCTAAAAAGTACTATTCCTGTAGAATTGAGAGAAGAATACGAATCAAATTCAATTGATGGTTAAGAAGGAAGTAAAAAACTTATTTCAGTGGTTGGAGGAGATTACAGTTAAAAAATCTCCTCCTTCCCACTTCACAGATGATTCTTGGTCTAGTTTTAACCCATTCCTAATTCATCGTTACATTAGCATGAATGAAGGTTATATTGAGGTAGCAAATCTACTTCAAAAAATGGATCCTACAAATAAAGTAGCTATATATTTAGCTTATTCCCAATCACTGCCAAAGAAAAAACTCTGGTTAAAATATATTAAAAATCAAAGTAAAAACACACTTAAAGAAACCCCAAAGTTGATATCAAAATATTTTGAATGTTCTATTAGTGAGGCTAAAGATTATATTAAGATTTTACCTAAAGATAAAATTAAAACTATATTTGAGAGTATGGGGTTAGATGGGAAGGAATTAAAAAAATTAATTAAAGAAATATGAGAATTACCATATATACTAATCTACTAGATTTACATAAAATAGCCAAAGAGGAATATGAGGGGGTACAATGGTCTATGTTTAATAACAGACAAATAATAGGGGGTGTT